ACGATGAACGAGTTACAATCGGTACAAACGGTGTCGGTTCAGCCGCAACCAATTTCTTATCCACAAAATTCCATGGTAAAACATGGCAGAATGGAACAATGGTTGAGGTCATCTGTAAGGATGGGGGCAATTATATTGATGTCAAAAAGAAAGAAAAGTCAGGAAGTGGAACCGAGGTTTGCTTCATTCCCGACTATGAACTTTTTGAAACGGATTCAATTAACTCTTTGGATACGATTGAACTACTTGAGGAACGTCTTGTATCGCTTCAAATGTCGTTTCCGGAAATTCGTTTCTCTTTTAATAAACGTCGGATTCAAGTTTCGGATCTGAAAAAATATTCTGCCCTGTTCAGCGAACACGTGGTGATTGAAAAATCTGATAACGTATCATTTTTCTTTGGTTCGTCCGAGGATGGTTTCCGATCAAACAGTTTTGTCAACGGTGTGAATACACGACAGGGTGGTTCATATGTTGACTATATTGTAAATGGTGTAGTTGAAGAACTGGTCACCATGATCAAAAAGAAACACAAAATTGATGTCGTAAAAGCCACAATTAAAAATGGTTTGACCTTTGTTCTATTTGCTCGAAATTTTGTCAATCCAAAGTTTGATTCACAGACGAAGGAAAAATTGACGAACCCAATGAGTAATGTAAAAGAACATTATGAGGGTGCCGAGTGTAAAGATTTTGCATTTTATGCTCGTAAAATTCTCAACACACCCGAAATTATTGATCCGATCATTGAGGCTCAATTAGCCAAGAAGATTGCGGCTGATAGACGTGCGGCAACCATGGCTCAGAAAAAACTGAAAAAGGTCAAGGTCGCAAAACATATTGCTGCAAACCGTGATGATGCTACACTTAAAATTGTAGAGGGCGACTCGGCTATGGGTTTCCTATTAAAGGTGCGCGATCCAAATAAGGTGGGTGCATTCCCTCTACGTGGTGTCATTATGAATACATGGGATATGAAACCGGCAGATGTTCTGAAAAACAAAGAACTGAGTGAGTTGGTTGCCGTCCTTGGGTTGGATATTAACAATCCGAACAGTGTTGATGATATGACATACGAACACATTGCGACGCTCACCGACGCTGACCATGACGGCATTGGTCACATCTCACCTCTACTGATTGCCTTCTTCTACAAGTTCTGGCCTCGGTTGCTCAAGGAACGTCGTGTAAAAATCACTCGGACACCTATTATGATCTCGACCAAAGGTAAGGATACAAAATGGTTCTACACCTACGAAGAGGCTTCGGAATTTAAGGCCAATGAGTCTGGTTGGAAACATAGGTACATTAAAGGGCTGGGAAGCCTTCAAGAGGACGAGTATGATGTTATAATTAACAAACCAACATACGACACAGTCACTGTGGACGATGTGAAAATTTTTGAAATGATGTTCGGCAAAGATGCTGGACTACGCAAGGAGTTTATGTTTGCATGAGTGTGCTAGATTTTGTTACTGATACACCTATGAAAGGTGATTATCCTATTTCTGCGGTTGCGTCCAATGAGTGGAAATCGTTTGCTATGTATACGGTGGAATCACGAGCGATTCCAAATATGATTGATGGGCTGAAGCCAGTCCAACGATTCTATTTGTATTCATCAATTAAGAATTCTAAAAATGATTATAAAAAGGTGAGTGCAGTATCCGGTATTATTTCCGACTATGGTTATGCTCACGGTGAAGCTTCAGCGGCCGGTGCTGGTCAGTTAATGGCAGCTGAATGGAATAACAATATTTGCCTGGTCGAAGGTCGTGGTTCATTTGGCACCCGACTTGTGCAAGAGGCCGGTGCTGCTCGATATGTCTACACTCGGCTGCATGAGAATTTTAACAAATATATCCAGGATCTGGATCTTTCACCTCAACACGAGGATCCAGAACACGAGCCACCTGCATTCTATCTGCCAGTGATCCCATTAGTATTGGCAAATGGTGCCAAAGGTATTGCGACAGGATTTGCGACAAATATCTTACCTCGTGATCCTAAGGTACTGGTCAAGGCATGTTCTGAATATGTAAAATCTGGTAAAATTAAAAATCGTGTTTCGGTTAAATTTCCAGAATTCAATGGTTTTGTAGAGTTTGACCAGGAGACTCAAAAATATACTGTCCTCGGTCGATTCGTAAAGAAAAGCAAAACCGTTATTATGATTAATGAAGTCCCATATGGTTTTGACCGTGAGTCGTATGTAAAAATCCTGGATAAACTCGAGGAGGATGGTGATATCGTCTCCTATGAGGATCTGTGCGATAAAAAAGGCTTTCAGTTCGAAGTCAAATTAAAACAGAACACCTCGGCAAATTGGACTGATGCCCAAATCGTATCTAAATTTAAATTGAGTAAACCATTGACTGAGAACCTAACAGTTATTGGACCGAATGGTAATCTCAAGGAATATACAGACGAGCGGGATCTGATTAAGGACTTCTGTGATTATCGCTTGGGGATTCTACAGAAACGTATTGATCTTCAGTTAGCTGAGGAACGTGAACTGTCACGTTGGCTGAATGTAAAAATGCAATTTATTCAGGCTGTACTCAATAATAAAATTGAGTTTAAAAATAAAAAGAAGGACGAAGTTGCTCAGCAAATTTATAGTAATACTGATGCCCTTAATGATAGCGATATTGACCGGCTGCTTCGTATTAATATTTTGAGCCTGACTGATGAGATGGTTAAACAGTTAGAGGTGGAAATCAAAGAATGTCACAGCCGTATTGAATACTGGACTGGCACGTCACCTCAAGAACAATTCCTACAGGATATAAATAATGTGTGATTAAACATTATTTTAGAGGCATCCTATGGCTTTAGTCCAAAACTATTTGACACCCACTTCGTTTGCTATCGTTATTGATAGATTACCTAGTGTTGAATTTTTTACACAGAAGGTCAATATTCCTAGTTTGGCGGCTGGTTCTGTTGAGCAAATTACTCCACTAAATAACATCTACCAACCAAAACAGAAAATTGCGTTTGCTGATTTGGATGTTACGTTTATCGTTGATGAACAGATGACCAACTATCAAGAAATATATGGTTGGATTGATCAGAATGCACAACCAAGAGAATTGGGTTCATATGATTCTGATACAGCTGTATCAGATATTTCTGTAATTATTAATAACAGTCATAAAAATTCAAATATAAGATTTAACTTTATTGATTGTTTCCCTACTGATCTTTCACCTATTTCATTGGATATTACCAATCAGGATGTTATATATCCTGAAGTTACAGCAACATTTAGATATACATATTTCACGATTGATAATTTAAACGATTGACTTTTTTCATTACATATGGTATAATGTAATGTTAAATTAATTTGAGGTTTGTAATGAGCACAGATGATATAAGTGAACTATGGGCAAAAGACTCTCCCATTGACGAAACAAATTTAGTAGGTGAATCCAAACGGATCCCTACTCTTCACAGTAAGTATTATAATATGTATTATAAGGAAGTGCTGAGAGTCAAAAAGCTACGATTTGATTACAAGGAACTTGAGAGGCTCAAATTTGAGTACTACACGGGCTCTTTGGACGAAGAGACCATGCGAGAGCGTGGATGGAAACCATTTCAGCTGAAAGTTCTCCGGTCGGACCTGGATAAATATATTCAGGCAGACAAGGATATTATCCAACTGAGTCTTAAAATGGATTATCATAAGGCTCGAGCAGATTTCCTAGAGGACATAATTAAAACAATACACAGTAGAAATTTTGTAATTAAAAACATGATTGATGTACTTAAATTCCAGGCTGGTGAATATTGAAATATTTAGCATATATACTTTTTATCCTAATAGGTTCATATTTTACAACCTTATTTTCTGTGGCGATAATTGAATCATTCTATGATAATTTTTCCAGAAACGTATTAAATTCAAATGCTATGCCGGTATTTTTAGGTTGGACTTTAATTAATTCGATTGCATGTATGATATATTTTGGAATAATGAGAAAAAATGACTGATAAAATAACGGCTGAATACTTAGACTCTGTGTATATGAGACTTGTCTGTGATGCTAGCATCAAACAAGAACTCTCAGAGTTTTTTAGTTTTCGGCCTGAAGGCTATCAGTTTCATCCATCATTTAAGGCTAGATATTGGGACGGTTACATTCGACTTTTCAGTCCGATGAAGCCAGTTCTGTATGTGGGTCTACTAGAAAAATTAAAAGAGTTCTGCGAGATCCGAGATTATCAGCTTGAGGTGGATCAGCAATTTGAAGAAGCAAAAGTACCAGATAATTATGGTTACGAGATTGCAGAGGAAGTAAACTGTAAATTCACACCACGAGATTATCAGAATGATTATGTAGTAAATGCTATTAAAAAGAATAGAACATTATCTGTCTCGCCCACATCGTCTGGTAAATCATTAATTATCTATCTTATTCAGCAACATTATTATCAAGCCTTTCAGCATCGTACCCTAATCATTGTTCCAACAATTGGTTTGGTACATCAGATGAAAGGTGACTTTATTGACTATGGTTGCAACCCAGAACACATCTACACAATCCAAGGAGGTGTAGATAAAAATACTGCTGCGCCCATAGTCATCTCTACATGGCAGTCACTGATTAAATTGCCAAAGGAATGGTTTGACCAATTCCGTGTTGTGCTTGGTGACGAGGCACATTTATTCCAGGCTAAATCACTTACAAAGATTATGGAAAAACTCACTGATTGTGACTACCGACACGGGTTTACTGGTACCCTCAAATCGTCAGAATCAAAAACACATCGTATGGTATTGGAAGGATGTTTTGGACCGGTGGTCAAATACGTCAGTACAAAAGATCTGATGGATCAAGGTACCGTTGCTGATTTCCAGGTAAAGGCAATTACACTGTCCCACTCAAAGGACGCTCGTAAAGTCTTTAAGGATGCCATAAATAAAGTCGACAAGGTTAAAAAATACCCTGCCGAACGAGAGTTCATAGTCAATCATGAAAAACGAAATCTGTTTATACGGAATCTACTCTGGTCACTAGAAGGACAGAATAATCTTATTCTTTTTGATTTGGTTGAAAAACACGGGAAAATATTAGAACCCTTGTTGTACAAGGACGGTCGTCAATTACATTTTATATACGGTGCAACTTCAGGAGAGGAACGTGAGCGCATTCGGCATTTGGTGGAAAACGATCCAATCAAACAACATGACATCCTTGCATCCTATGGTGTTTTTAGTACTGGGGTGAATCTCAAAAAGCTTGACAATGTAATCTTTGCTTCTGGTTCAAAATCAGAAATAAAAGTACTTCAATCTATTGGTAGAACATTGAGGAAGGGAAATGATGCAGATAAAGCTACTCTTTATGATATTGCTGATGACCTCAGCTCTGGCTCATTTGAAAACTATACTCTCCGTCATTTCAGAAAGAGAATTGAAATTTATTCTTCAGAAGAGTTTCCATTCAAAATTTATACAGTAGACATATAATTGGTTTTTTAAGGTGCATAACCTTATTATACACATTCCTGAGAAAATGTCAACACGTAGAACGAAAAAAGTTGAAAAAAAATTTGTTGACTTTTGTTTGGGTACGTGATACTATATAACAAATCCACCCATAAAAAGAGGAACTCCATTTGCTATGGCAGCTAAACGTAAAAGAAATTATGTAAACAATAAGGATCTATTAGATTCTCTAATTAAGTATAGAGCAGATTGTAAAGAGGCCGAGGATTCCGGTGATCCGACACCTAAGGTACCAGACTATATTGGCAGTTGTATTTTTCAGATTGCAACTCGACTAGCCACTAAGCCAAACTTTTCAGGCTATTCATATAAGGAGGATATGATTTCAGACGGCATTGAAAATTGCCTTCAATACATTCATAACTTTGATCCAGAAAAATCACAAAATCCATTTGCATATTTTACTCAGATTATTTGGTACGCCTTTCTACGTCGTATCCAGAAAGAGAAAAAGCAAATGTATATCCGGTTTAAATCGTCGCAGAATATGATGACAGAAGCACAAATTCATGATTCAAATGATGTACAAATTCATTTGAATGCCACTCCCGACTATATCAATAATTTTATTGAGGATTTCGAGGATAAAATTAAAACGAAAAAGAAGTGAGGTATTATGAAAATACTAATTTTTGGTTTGCCAGGTAGTGGTAAAACCACTCTTGCTAAACCATTTGCTGATTTGATTAGCGGTGTTCATATTAATGCGGATGAGGTTCGTGGTCATTATGATGACTGGGACTTTACCCCTGAAGGCCGAATGCGCCAGGCAATGCGCATGAAATATCTTAGTGATGGAGTGGTAAGAGCAGGCAAGATTGCAGTAACTGACTTTGTATGTCCTACTGAAGCCGCTCGTCTTGAATTTAATCCAGATTTTACTGTATGGATGGATACAATTAAGGAAGGTCGTTTCGAAGATACTAATAAGATGTTTGAACGGCCTCCAAAATGTGATTATCACGTAAGCGATTGGTTTGATGATACACACGTCGAGCTTATGAAAGTCGTTTTAAAATGGATGAAACATAATGGCTGAAACAGTAACTAGAAAACGACACTTAGCCAAAGCGGTTACGTGGCGTATTATAGCAAGCATTACAACAGCACTTATTGCATGGTTTTTTGGCTTACCACCAAAGGCCGTGGGTGCAGTCTTTGTAGCAGACTTAATTATTAAGTTTGTTCTCTATTATGGCCATGAACGATTATGGTATAAGCATATAAGATTCGGAATAAGAAAGGAAGTAAATGATGTTTGATCCACAGAAGCCAACAGTACAGATGTTGGGTAGGTGGCAGCCATGGCATGACGGCCATACTGCTTTGTTTAAAAAATGTGTTGACATTACTGGCCAAGTGTGTATAATGGTAAGAGATGTTGGCGGAATTGTCGGTCAGGATGCTGGTGCAGGTCGGACTGCCAAACAAGATGACAACCCCTTCGATATTGAAGTGGTAAGGAGGAACATTGAAGCCGGATTACAAGAACATGGTTTTAGTCTTGGTGTGGAATATGTTATTCTGGACGTCCCTAATATTGTTGATATTTCCTATGGGCGTGGCGTTGGTTATACTTTTACTGAGCATGACCTTGGTGCTGACATTCATGGAATATCTGCGACAAAAATTAGAGCAGAGATGAGAGAAGAGGGCAAACTTTGAAAATTGCAATAGTAACAGATATGCACATTGGTGTTCGAGGAGACAGTAAAGTCTTTCAGAACCACCAAGAAAAATTCTTCCTTGAGGTATTTTTCCCATATCTGGATGAGCATGGTATTGATACAGTATTTGATCTCGGTGATACATTTGATCGCCGCAAATACATTAATTATGTGAGCCTGCAACGAGGTAAGGAATACTTCTTCGAACAAATGGCTAAACGTGGTATTAAATACCATGCTCTTGTCGGTAACCACACGACATATTATACCAACACAAACGAGGTAAATTCTATGAATTTGCTTCTACGTGAGTATGATAATTTTAAAATTTATGAACACGAGCCCGAGGAATTGCAATTAGGATCTACAAAGTTTCTAATGGTTCCTTGGATTACTCGTGATAATGTAGATAAATGTATGGAAGCAATCCAAGGTAGTGATGCAAATGTTCTGATGGGTCACCTTGAAGTCCAAGGCTTTGAGATGATGAAAGGTACTGTTTGTACCCACGGTTTGGATATGAGTGTGTTCAAGAACTTTGAAGGTGTATATTCTGGTCACTTCCATCATCCATCACAGTATCGTAATATTGAATACCTAGGTGCGCCCTATGAAATGACATGGTCAGATTACCAGGGTAAACGAGGGTTTCATATTTTTGATACTGAAACCCGTGAGGTCACTAAGGTCTTAAATCCTAATCGTATATTCCATAAAATTGACTACGATGATGAAGATATGACCGTTGACGATATTGCAAGTTTAGATGTGTCTATGCTTGAGGATACATATATCAAGGTTATTGTTAAAAACAGAACTAATCCTTACATATATGATCTGTTCATGAGTCGCCTTGCTGATTCTGGTGCCGCAGATGTAAAAGCGGTTGATGATGCTCTTAATCTTGAATCAGCAGGGGTTGACGAAATACTTGACGAAACTAAGGATACTAAGGAAATCCTACATAACTATATCGATTCACTTGATACATCGGTTGACAAAAATAAAATCAAGAAAACGATTGATGATCTTTATATAGAGGCTATGAATATTACATAATGCGAATTACTTTTAAAAGCGTAAAATATAAAAATACATTATCAACAGGAAATTCATTTACCACAATTCAGCTAGACCGAAAACCGACCACTCTAATTAGTGGCTCAAATGGTAGTGGTAAATCAACTTTGCTTGATGCTATTGTTTATGGGCTGTATGGTAAACCTTTTCGTAAGATTAACAAACCACAGCTAGTGAACAGTATCAACAGAAAGGATATGCTTGTAGAGGTAGCCTTTTCAGTCGGTGGGTCCAATTATATGGTTCGCCGTGGTATGAAACCAAACGTCTTTGAAATTTTTAAAGATGGTGGATTGCTGAATCAAGATTCGGCCAAGAGAGATTATCAGTCATACCTTGAACAAAATATCCTGGGGATCAATTATAAATCATTTAACCAGATTGTTGTCCTTGGTAGTGCTACATATGTTCCGTTTATGGAATTACCAGTAGGCCAACGCCGAGAGATTATTGAGGATCTACTTGACATTCAGGTATTCAGTACGATGAACCTATTGGTCAAAGACAAGATTAATGATAATAAAACTAGTATATCTGATAACAGTTATAAAATTGATCTGGTCGAATCCAAAATTGAATCTGCTCAGGAACACAGTGATCAAATCCGTGATCTAAAGGAAGCAGAGGTTGCTAAAATTAAGGAGAAGATGGGTGAACACATATCGAACATTGAGACGGAGAAAGAACACATCGAAGGTATCGAAGGTGAGATCACCGCGCTCATTGAAACCATCCAAGATAAGGCGAGCATCAAGTCAAAAGCCGAGAAGGCCAAGACGTTAAAGCGTGATCTTGAAACTAATATAAAAACAAATCAAAAGGAATTGTCCTTCTATCATGACCATGATAATTGCCCTACCTGTAAACAAGGTATTGAACACACGTTCAAGGAAAATGTTGTCGCCGAAAAGGGAAAAAAGGTAACTGAACTCGAAGCAGGTGTTAAGGAATTATCGGAAAGGATAACCGAATATGAAAATCGGATTGAGGAAATCTCAAAGGTAGAGGATAATATTCAGGATAAAAATCTTGCCATTGGTGAATGTAGAGCACACATTCGTATTGCAAAAAATGCTTTAAAAGAATATAAATCAGAATTGGATCAGGCTGAACGTGAGGTAGAAGAGGTTGATACATCTAAACTCGAGGCGTTTGAAAATGAGTTGAAAGATTATCAGGAAGCCAGAGCAGATTTACTTGATGAACGAAATACCCTTAACGTTGTGTCGACAATTCTTAAGGATGGTGGAATTAAGGCTAAAATTATTAAGCAATATATTCCCGTGATGAACAAACTCATCAATAAATATCTCGGTGCGTTTGATCTGTTTGTTGATTTTCAGTTGGATGAGAACTTTAATGAGGTAATCAAATCTCGTTTCCGTGATACATTTTCATATTCATCATTCTCGGAAGGTGAGAAATTGAGAATCTCCTTATCAATTATGTTGGCATGGCGATCAGTGGCAAAACTTCGTAATTCTGTCTCCACCAATCTTTTAATACTTGATGAAACGTTGGACGGTGCTATGGATAATGTCGGTGTGGAAAATCTTATTGATACACTGCACAATCTCAATACCGACGATAATATATTTGTAATCTCACACCGTGGTGATCAATTTGCAGAAAAATTCACTTCACATGTAAGATTCCAAAAAGTTAAAAACTTCAGTGAAATTGCAGCATAGGGAGGACGGCAAATGTTACATTCTGTGGAAGATTTAATTCGCAGACTCAACATAATGAAGGACAAGGCAATACTGGTCCATAGATTAAGAAATGAATTTTCTGAAATTTCTTACAAGGAATATGATAAGGTGACATGTCAAAATCTTATTGATGATATCCAGGCTATGGCATATGGTATTGCTAATGATAAGGAAGGCGATGAGATCATTACTGAAATGGACTCATGGAAAGAAAATGGTTGACAAATTGTTTCTTATGTTATACAATGTAAACATCACTGAACAAAAGGTATATTATGACTTCATTCTACACATCAGTCGATCGCTGGGGCAACAATATCCTCTGGCGTGGTTACGAAAATGGCAAACGGTTCTCCCGTAAGGTTCCATTCAAACCTACCCTATATCTACATACTCGTAAACCTGGTGGTGAATATCGCTCACTGGTTGGTGACAAGGAACTTCATCCAAAAACTTTTGACTCTATGTCCGAGGCCAAACAGTTCGTTGAGGAATACAAGGGTATTTCCAACATGGGTATCTATGGCAATACAAACTACGTTGCTCAGTTCATCCAGGAAAACTATCCCGGCGAAATCAAATTTGACATGTCTGCGATTAACATTGTGTCCTTCGATATTGAGGTTGACATCAGTGACGGTTATGCAGACATTGATACGGCTGATAAGGAAATTACCTCTATCGCCTACAAATCTTCCAAGAGCAATACTTATCATTTGCTCGGCCGGAAGGACTATGACAAATACTCTACGATAACTGATATTGATCCTGACGATATTCATTTCATGAAATTTGACACCGAGGAGGCATTGCTTCGTCGGTTTATTGACATTTGGAAAAATGACTATCCCGACATCGTGACTGGATGGAACGTAGAGTACTTTGACATTATGTACATTGTGACTCGGATCATTCGTCTCCTCGGTGAGGAAAGGGCCAAGGATCTATCTCCCTGGCGGTCCATTAAAAAGGACACCCGTACCTTTTTCGGCAAGGAACAATCTACATATAAAATGTCTGGCCTCCACGTGATTGACTATATGGACGCCTTCAAAAAATTTGGTTACAAATACGGTACGCAGGAATCATACAAACTCGACCACGTTGCGCATGCTGTACTCGGTGAGAAAAAACTTGACTATTCTGAATATGGTAATCTGACTAATTTGTACAACGAAAAC